TGGGTGCTGACAACCGCGAAAAGGCTGCACAAGCGCAGCGTGTTCGTCAGTTTATGAACTATTATCTGACTAATGTCATGGAGGATTACACTCCTGACATGGATCAGATGTTGTTTTATTTACCGCTAGCGGGGAGTACGTTTAAAAAGGTTTACTTTGACGAGGCTATGGGCCGGATTGTTAGTAAGTTTGTGCCTGCGGAGAATTTAGTTGTTCCTTATGAGACTTCTGACTTAGATACTTGTCCTAATATCACTCAGGTTGTTCGTATGGGTTTAAACGATTTGCGCAAGATGCAGGTCGGCGGCTTTTATTTAGACATTCCTGTGACTCCGGTTCAGCAAGATTTGGACTCTGTAGAGACTGAAATGGACCGTATTAACGGCATGTAAGCTTCCCAGATCGATTATGACTGCACTTTGTTGGAGTGTCATGTTGATTTGGACTTAGAGGGTTACGAGGACCGCGACGCGGAAGACGAGCCCACTGGTATTAAGTTGCCTTACATTGTTACGATTTCTCAGGACAACGGTCAGGTTTTGTCTGTCCGCCGCAACTATTTAGAGGATGATGAGCGTCGTAAGAAGATACAATATTTTGTGCATTACAAGTTTTTGCCGGGGTTTGGTTTTTATGGTCTTGGCTTGATTCATACTATTGGTGGTTTGTCGCGCACAGCTACATCGTCACTTCGTCAGTTGATCGACGCTGGTACGTTGTCGAATCTTCCAGCGGGTTTCAAGGCCCGCGGCCTGCGGATCAGGGACGACGACGATCCTTTACAGCCGGGTGAGTTTAGGGATGTTGACGCTCCGGGCGGTGCTATTCGTGACAGTTTGATGCCGTTACCTTTCAAGGGTCCGGATCAGACGTTGTTTCAGTTGTTGGGTTTTGTTGTTCAGGCTGGTCAGCGGTTTGCGACTATTACTGATATGAAGGTTGGCGAGGGTGACCAGAACGCGGCCGTCGGAACTACGATAGCGATGTTGGAGCAGGGTTCTCGTGTAATGAGTGCTGTTCACAAGCGGCTTCATTATGCGATGCGTCAGGAGTTTAAGATTTTGGCTCGTGTGATGAGCGAGACTTTACCTGCGGAGTATCCTTATACTGTTGAGGGCGCGGATCAGACGGTTATGGCGTCGGACTTTGACGACCGTGTGGATGTAATTCCTATTTCCAATCCGAACTCGTTCAGTCAATCTCAGCGGATTTTGTTGGCTCAGACGAAGTTGCAGTTAGCTACGCAGGCTCCTGACATGCACAACATGCACGAGGTTTTCCGTGACATGTATGAGGCTTTGGGTGTTACGGACGTTGACCGTTTAATGAAGGCGGTTCCGGAGGAGGAGTCGGTTCCTTTGGACCCTGCGCAGGAGAACATCAACGCGCTCGACAACATGAAGTTAGAGGCGTTTTCTGGTCAGAACCACCAAGCGCACATCATGGCTCACTTGGTGTTTGGGGCTAGTCCGATGGTTGGTCAGTTACCTCCGGTTGCTATGTCCATGCAGAAGCACATTATGGAGCACGTTAAGATTGGTGCGGAAGAGCAGGCTATGGCTCAGATGCAGCAATCTGGTCCGATGCCCGCGCAGATGCAGCAAGCTGGACCGCTGCCCGCGGATCAACAAGAGATGCAGTATCAGATGATGGTTGCGCAGTTTGTTGCGGAGGGTATGCAGCAGGCCAAACAGCTTTCGGCACAAGTCTCTGGTCAGGGACCCGATCCTTTGGTACAGTTGAAGGAGAAAGAGTTGGAGATCAAGGCTCAGGCAGAGCAGGCGGATTCTCAGATCGATCAGGCGAAGTTGCAGCTTGACGCTCAGAATCAGCAGATGCGGGCCGAGCAGTTCCAACAGCGTCTGGCGAGCCAAGAGTCTCAGACGGACAAACGGATTGAGAGTGCTATGCAACGCGAGTTGTTAAAACAGAGAGGGACAGAACAATGGCTAAAGTAAAGGTAAACGGTTCAGCACCGGGTCCCGCTCCAAAAGCGGTTCCTTACGCGGATATTAAGGGCCAAGGGCGAATTCCTTATGGGAAGACTGCGGATGTTAAGGTTCCAGAAGCGGTAACTTATTTTTCTGGTGAGATGAAGATGCGGCGCGGCGTTGCTCGTGGAATGGGAGCGGCCAAAAAGGGTGGCGGCTACATCGAGTGTTGATCGGTGGACATGTCGGAACTTTGGAATGTCGGATTAACGGCGGCGTTAGGCTTTGTTGTTTGGTGGGCTAAGACTCAGCACGAAGAGCTCCGCCGAGTTCAGATTCTTTTAAACCGGACTCGGGAAGACATTGCAAAAGAGTATGTGACCAAGTCGGATAGTTCCGAGGTTCTGTCTCAGATTATGAGTAAGTTCGACAGGATAGAGGAAAAAATAGATCGCTTGATGGAGAGGTAAATGATTGATCCCTTAACAGCGGTCGGTCTAGCTACAAGCGCATTTAATATTCTCAAGCAGGGTATTAGTGCGGGCAAGGACATTCAAGAAATGAGCGGCACTCTAGCTAAATGGGGTGCCGCTTTTTCTGACTTTCAATATGCGGAAGACAAGACTAAGAACCCTCCGTTCTACAAGATGATGGCCGACAACAGCGCCAGCGCCATTGAAATCTTTGCCCAGAAAAAGAAGATGGAAGCCATGCGGAAGGAAATAAAAGACCATATATCATGGACTTATGGGCCGTCTGCTTGGGAAGAGGTCCTCCAGATAGAGGGTGAGATGCGTAGGATACGTCGAGAAGAGGCTTATAAGAAACAGGAGCTGATAGATAACGTCATTAATTTTGTTATTGGATCAGTGGTATTCATCATTGCGGCGTTGGGTATTGTCACAGGCTTCTATTACTGGGGCCGTTATCAAGGAAGATGGTGATGTGGTTTTTAGTTTGGTTTCAGGTTATGAATAACAACATTGAGCATTATCAGCTTAATCAGTTTACCACTGAAAACGAGTGTAGAGAAGCTCTTGAGGATGCAAAAGTCTTGATAACGACAAGTCAAACAACGGTGTATTGCTTTGAGGTTATACCGAAATAAACGTGGAGATTACGTTGTATATGACAAATACGGAAAGGTTGTTATAATAACGCACCACAAACGATATGCTGTAGAGTACGCAAGGAGTTTAGAAGATGGCACACACAATACTGGATGATTGGAAAATACTGCCACGATTAATGATGCTGGCCGTTACTGTGCTGACGTATCAGGCGGTGCATTGGTTCATGGGTCTACCTGACCCCAGCGTTGCTCAGTCAGGTCTTGTAAGCGTCTGTATGGGCGCTCTTACGGGGTGCTTTGGCATTTGGATGGGCAAGGAATCGAAGACCACGGTGACAAACACAGCTTCATCTTCTAAAGTAGAGTATGAGGTGGACAAATGATACAGGCTCTGATCGGTCCAGTAGCTGAACTAGCTGGCGGCTGGCTAAAAGGTAAGGCAAGCGCACAGGCTGCGTCTGCAAACCTCAAGTTAGTAGAGGCCGAGGCCAAGGCTACGATAATGAAATCAGCCGCTACATCTGAGGCGGACTGGGAAAAGATTATGGCCCAAGGTACGCAGAACTCGTGGAAAGACGAGTATCTTGTGCTGCTGTTTTCTATTCCATTGATACTCAGCTTCCTGCCTTTTGAGTGGGCTAAACAGGCGGTTACGGATGGTTTCGCTGCGTTGGACACAATGCCGGACTGGTACAGCTATACATTGGGTGTAATCGTAGCCAGTAGTTTTGCGGTACGGTCAGCGACTAAATTCTTTGGTGGTAAAAAGTAATGGAAAACCTCAAGTTACCTGTAGCTTTGGTGGCAGCAATGGCTGTGCAGTTAGCGGCTGGTGTCTGGTGGGTGAGCCAACAGGCGGCTACCATTGCTAGTCTTGAGGAGACCGTTAGCCAGATCGGTTCTAAGATGGCGATTGAGGACAACGTCAACTTGAAGCGAGACGTTCAGGACAACGAAATGGAGCTAGAATATGCTTTCGATGAGATTGAAGAAGTTTGGGATGAACTAGCCAACTTAGCTAACTCGATTGGTCAGGTGACGCAGTTGCAGCAACGAGTGGCTCTCTTAGAGAATGACATGAAATACATCATGCGAGATCATGATGGTATGATTGATATGAAAGGTGGAATGAAATGACTTTTAAACTATCACAACGCAGCCTTGACCGTATGGAAGGCGTAGACGAGCGGTTAGTAGCCGTTGCAAAAGCAGCCATAGGCCATACAAAGACCGACTTTGGTGTAATTTGTGGTCTGAGGACTATCGGAGAACAGCGTGAACTCGTAGCCAAGGGCGCATCAAAGACGATGAAGTCCAAGCACATAGAGGGCCGCGCTCTTGACCTAATGGCCTATGTGGGTTCGCGTGGATCGTGGGAATTGAATTTGTACGATGACCTTGCGGATGCTGTAAAGCAAGGGGCTATTGACGTAGGAGTTGCTGTGCGGTGGGGCGCTGCTTGGCATATCAATGACATCCGAGAGTGGGATGGCACAATGGAAGAGGCCATGAATGCCTATGTAGACTTGCGCCGTAGCCAAGGTAAACGTCCGTTTATTGATGGACCCCACTTTGAGTTGATGGATTAAAACTTTCGTGTTAAAGTTCTATTGAACTTCTGGAGATAGTCATGGTTCTACCGCTGTTATTTAGTTTGGGCCTTCCGGCATTAGCTGGAACGGGCGCTCTTGGCGCTACTATGGCGCGTCTTTCGGTCCCTGCTTTGGCGGGTATGGGTGCTGGTCTAGGCTCGTTTGTGCAGACAGGTGATCTCGGCAAAGGCATCCAGACAGGTATGGCTTCGTTCCTCGGCGGTAAAGTTCTTGGGGGCCTATCAGGATCAACTAGCACACAAGCACTAAACGCAGGTGCTGGCGCACAGGCAACACAAGCCGCCACGCCGGGCTTCTTACAAGCTGGCACTCCAGTATCTACCGTTGCCTCCGCGACACCCGCAGCTAACAGCCTAGCTACTAAGTTTCTGGGTTCAGAGGCTGCAGGGACCAAGTTGGGTTTCGGCGATATGGGAGCCACTAAAGGTGGCGCTTTTACTGCAGCGCAGCAAGGCTTCTTCCCCGG